TATCAATACAGGTTTCTCATATCCTGATGGGATCTCCATCATTGCATTGAACCCACCAATATTTGCATTAAATGCTTTTAGATACTCCACAAAGGAACGTCCTTTGATAATGTCAACTCCAGAAGTTTTATAGTCCATTAATAAATTTCTCCTTTAGCGATTTGTTCACGACGTTTTAGTTTCCATACTATGTAATCCATTGTTGGGATACACATAGGGTTCCAACCAACAAAAGATGTTGACTCTCCACTTGGTATCTTCCAACAGGGAGCATCATCATTCTCAAGGTCTAATGATTTACGATACTCCTCCTCACCAAACATAACAACTGCTCTCTCAGCAGCATTCAAACTCTTGAAGCAATCAAAGGAGTTCTTTCTAATCTCATCAGGGATGTGGTGTTTCATGATTTGAATAATAAACTACAAACTAGATATAATCCCATTGCAGACCAGTATCCCAAAGTTGGTAATCCAAAAATACTTGGTATGACAGCATTCCATATCAACATAAGTATCAAAGGGAATGCAAGGAGAATTATACCTGCACCTATAATTTGGTCACTAAGTGATGATTTTTTCATTTTAATTCACACTCCCTTAATAATACGTTTAACCATACTGGGATGTAAACCTAACATCTTACCTATGGTTCCATACCCATAACCTTTTTCACGATGTTCCCAAACTTGTTCTTCTTGTTTAGGTGTGTATGTTCTTTTCCTACCAAATTTTACTCCACGTTCTTTTGCTTTACGAAATCCTTCTTTTTGTAGTCTTCTCATTTCATTCCAGTATCCTGGTCTAATCTGATGAATCATAGAATGATGCTCGGTACACAACGTAAGGAAATTATGTTGATGATCATCTCCACCCATGGAAAGTGGTTTTATGTGATGATGCTCCAAGTTTTTATTTGTTCCACAAATTACACAAAATCTCAACTTCATTGAATAGCAAGGGGTTGTAGTCGGTCAAGGATTTCACGATAAGCAGGAACAATATCTCCTTCATCCTTCCTGAATAGATCCTTATCAAATCTCTCATCACCACCAATCTTCCACAGTCTCATACTATCAGGACTGATCTCATCAGCAAGCATCAGTTCTCCATGGGCAGTGTATCCATACTCAATCTTAAAGTCAACCAAATCAATACCCATGATGTAGAACATCTGGCGAAGGTAATCATTGATCCGTAGTGTCATCTCAACAAAAGGTTCTGGATTATATCCCATCAAACGCACACGATCTGGTGTAAGTAGAGGATCGTGCTTGCTATCATCCTTCAAAAAGAACTCAACAATAGGTTGTGGTAGTGGAGCACCTTCTACCAAAGTTGTCTCACGAACAATAGATCCAGCAGCACGATTACGACAGATAACTTCCAGTGGAACAATATCTACCTTCTTACAAATCATCTTGTTAGCACCAACCATATTAATATAATGTGTTGGGATATGTTCTTTGGAAAGTTTCTCAAAAATGATAGATGAAATACTACAACAGAGAGATCCTTTTCCTAAAGGATGGTCAACCATCTCACCATTGCCAGCAGTTACCTTATCATGATACTCAATGATGACTTGCTGTGCATCATCACCAGCGTATACAGTTTTGACTTTACCTTCAATAATTACTTCCATCAATCATCCTCCGCTTTGTATGTAATAGTAATTTGATTATATACTTCATCTCTATTGTCGCTATTGTAAACACGACAGCGTTCTATTTTAGCATTCAATAGTTTAACAACGTTCTTTAGTTGCCATTCGGAATTAAACTTAATAAAACCTTTATCTTGCCAACTGTCGTTTTTATTAGATCCTGGTGTATTAAAATCATCCATTATTCAATACCCTGTGGAAAAGTTTCAATTTCAGTCAGTTCGTAGTCCCAGTCTTCCATGACTGTATTAGCAAGGAATCTATCAGATAGCATTTCGAGTTCCTTCTCAGCATACTCTCTACTCTCTGACTCCAACCAAACATCAACTACCTTACCAAGTCTAAGTTTCTTGATATCCAACTCGGACAGTCGCTTACATGCGTCTCTCACGGCATTGCCAGGGGAGTCATCCACCTGTGATCGTAGTCGGACAAATACTAATGCTTTAAATTTCATCTAGGTTTGTTTGTCATACAGCCATTATACAATAAAAAAGCACCCCAGTCAAGGAGTGCTGTGACAGTTTGGGAAGTGGTCTTATTAAAGGTTTAGTGGGTTTCCTTTAATAAGAGAAATCCTTATTAAAGGTTAGAGTGCTTCCTGGAGAGATTGAACTGTATTGTGAAGTTCTCCAATATCAAGGAGTCCTTCGGCACTGAACCAAGGGGCATTTGCCCAACTAAATCCTTCACCGAAGGTATTATCTGGTGCAGTGATGTACCAATGACATGCTGTGTCTGGTACATCTACGGCACACTTACTCCAGTCATCGCTCCACTGTGGGACTTGAACCCACATCACCGCAGCAAATATAAAACTGAAGAGTGATTTGATCACAGTGCGTTACCTCGGGGTAATACTTCCTCTGGAAATACAAACGATTCATGTGGTTGATCAACTGGTGCCAACCATGCTCTCAAGCCTTCATTTAAAAGTATATTTTTTGTGTAAAATGTCTCGAATTCTGGATCTTCTGCTGCTCTAATCTCTTGACTCACGAAATCGTAAGCACGAAGATTGAGAGCAAGACCAATAATACCAATACTGGATGTCCATAGACCCATAACAGGCACAAACAACATGAAGAAATGAAGCCAGCGCTTGTTAGAAAATGCAATACCGAAGATCTGCGACCAGAAGCGGTTTGCAGTAACCATAGAGTAAGTTTCCTCCTCTTGTGTTGAATCAAACGCCTTAAAGGTGTTTGCTTGATCGCCGTCTTCATAGAGAGTATTCTCAACTGTTACACCGTGAATTGCCGATAGTAATGCACCACCTAAGATACCTGCTACTCCCATCATATGGAATGGGTTGAGCGTCCAGTTATGGAAACCCTGTAGGAAGAGTAGAAAGCGGAATATCGCAGACACACCAAACGACGGTGCAAAGAACCAGCTGGACTGTCCGAGAGGATAGATGAGAAACACACTGACAAAAACAGCGATAGGCCCAGAGAACGCAATAGCATTATACGGACGAATTCCAATTAACCTAGCCAACTCGAATTGACGAAGCATGAAACCAATGAGGGCAAATGCTCCGTGGAGTGCCACAAAATTCCAGAGTCCCCCAAGTTGGATCCAGCGGACGAAATCCCCCTGAGCCTCAGGACCCCAGAGAAGAAGAAGAGAATGACCCATAGCGTCAGCTGGAGTACTAACTGCCGCTGTAAGAAAGTTTGCACCCTCAAGATAGGAACTAGCGAGACCGTGGGTATACCAGCTCGTTGCGAAAGTCGTGCCAGTAACCCAACCGCCAATAGCAAGATAAGCAGTGGGTAGAAGAAGAAGTCCAGACCAGCCAATAAAAACGAAACGATCCCGTTTAAGCCAGTCGTCGAGTATGTCAAACCATCCCCTCCTTTGTTGTTGTAATGTTGATGCTACCATTATTTAAAACCTCCATTAGTTTTTTTGTTTTGTTTTGAATCTAAAATTTGCACAGTGCAACCAGTATAGTTTCTAACTTTTTCAAACCATACTTTTCTTAGAGTTTCATAGTCTTCTAAAATTACACTGCCCTGATTAGGAATGTTTAACTTGTATGTGTGTCTGTCATAAAGACCATTATATGTAGATGTAAAATACCTTTCATCAGTGGGATCAATTACTTGTGTCATTTTCCAGAAGTGTCATAGCCTAATTCATCATCAGTCTTTTTCATTTCTTGTACTGTCCATGAACCACCTACACCACCGTCCATGTTGACAGTAATATCTTGTGGTTGAACAGGTTCATATGAATGTTGGGGTTTATGTTCCCTATCCATAGGTTGAGACTTAATGTCATCATTGCGGGAAAGATTTTTAATCACAATAAATGCATCTTTATTGTACTTACGAGTACCAATCGGAGACTGCCACTTCTTATTGTAAGTTTCACCTACATCAATACCAGACACTTGAGTACCAGCCATCTCAACAACAATATTATCAGATGACTCCCACCCATATCTTTCTATAAGAATAGAGACTTGTTCCATTAACGTAGGTGGAGTCATAACATGTTCTTCAGGATCAAGTTTACCAATCATAATAATATCACACAAAGTAACGGAACGATAAGAGTTAAAATACCTATAAAAAACCCCCCCACATATGTGAGAGGGTGAATACTACCAGGAGTCATATCAACCAACAGCTGGTGCGGTGAGTGCAACAGGAGTTGACTCAGCAGCAGCGAGGTCAAGTGGGAAGTTGTGTGCATTTCTTTCATGCATAACTTCCATACCCAAACCTGCACGGTTCAGTACGTCTGCCCAGGTGTTCAACACACGACCCTGACCATCAAGGATGGACTGGTTGAAGTTGAAACCGTTCAAGTTGAATGCCATCGTGGAAACACCAAGTGCGGTGAACCAGATACCTACAACCGGCCATGCGGCAAGGAAGAAGTGAAGTGAACGTGAGTTGTTGAATGAAGCATATTGGAAGATCAAACGACCAAAGTAACCATGAGCGGCGACGATGTTGTAAGTCTCTTCTTCTTGACCGAACTTGTAACCGTAGTTCTGTGACTCAGTTTCAGTCGTCTCACGGACGAGTGAAGATGTAACCAAAGAACCATGCATTGCACTGAACAATGAACCACCAAATACACCTGCAACACCCAACATGTGGAAGGGATGCATCAGAATGTTGTGTTCTGCTTGGAATACAAGCATGTAGTTAAATGTACCAGAGATGCCAAGTGGCATTGCATCGGAGAACGAACCTTGACCGAAAGGATAGACTAGGAATACTGCACTCGCAGCAGCGACTGGTGCAGAGTATGCAACACAGATCCATGGACGCATACCTAAACGGTAAGACAGTTCCCACTCACGTCCCATGTATGCATAGATACCAATGAGGAAGTGGAAGACTACTAGTTGGAATGGACCACCGTTATACAACCACTCATCGAGTGATGCAGCTTCCCAGATTGGGTAGAAGTGAAGTCCAATTGCATTTGAAGAAGGAACAACTGCACCGGAGATGATGTTGTTTCCATACATAAGTGAACCAGCAACTGGTTCGCGGATACCGTCAATATCGACGGGGGGTGCTGCTACGAAAGCAACGATGAAACAGATAGTTGCAGCAAGCAACGTAGGAATCATCAATACACCGAACCAACCAACATACAAACGATTGTTGGTGGAGGTAACCCACTCGCAGAATGATTCCCACGAAGAGGTAGATTGTTGTCTTGAAAGAGTTGAAGCCATTGTTTTGAAAAAAAAGTAAGA